CCGATTCTGGTGTATTAGCGAAATTTGAAATGAGGTAATAATGGCAGAAAATAATTATGGTGCAGATAGTATTGACTTCCTTAAAGGTCTTGAAACAGTTCGTACTCGACCTACGATGTATATAGGTGCAGTTTCTGGTAAACCATCAGATGGTCTTTATCGCTTATTTAGGGAGGCCTTGGATAACTCAATTGATGAATTTTTGGCTGGTTATAATAAGCACATTTACATTTTCTACAATACAAAAACAAAGTTAACCACTGTATTAGATAATGGCCGTGGTATTCCAGTTGGTTGGAATGAAAAAGCACAAATGAACTCATTAACACTTGTATTTACTCAATTACACGCTGGTGGTAAGTTCAACCACGATGCTTATAAAACTTCTTCTGGTCTAAATGGTATTGGTCAAAAGGCAATCGCAGCCCTTTCTAATCAATTACAAGTATGGTCTAATAACAGTGAAGATAAAAAGTGGTACACACAGAAATTTGAAAAGGGTATTGTTAAATCCGAAGTAGAAAAAACAAAGCTACCACCAGAATGGAAAGATTTAATTAAGAAGACTGGTACAGTTGTTCAGTGGGTTCCTGATGAAACGATATTTACAGACTCTACTGAATTAGATATTCCTCGTCTTAAGAAGGAATTACAGGATATTCAATTCCTTTGTCCAGGTCTTCATATTCATTTAATCATTGATGATAATGAAGAAATTGAATATTATTCTGAAACCGGTTTGCGTGACCTTGTATCACACAATGAAGAAGATACTGTATTCACTTTCCAAGATGATTATACTGATGTAGCAGTAAACTTCACTAAACAAGATGGTAATACATTTAAATCTTTCGTAAATGTTTGCTACACTAACTTGGGTGGTACACACTTGAATGGTTTGAAGAAAACTATCTGTAACATTGTCAAGGATAATAGTAAGAAAAAGATAATGAACGATGATATTCTTGAAGGTGTTATTGGTGCTATTCATCATAAGATGTCTGACCCACAATATCAAGGACAGACAAAGAATGAATTGACTAATACTCCTGTTGAAAAGGAAATCATTGAAAAGCTTACTCCACCAATGGAAAAGTTCTTCCGTAAAAATAAGGACTTGCTAAACCGCATTGTTGAATATGCTGAAAAGATGTATGAACAAAAGGAAAAGATGAAGGCTTCAAAAGACCTATTGAAAGGTTTGAAGACTTTGAATGCTGGTTCTCGTTACATCAGTGATAAATTCCTTGACGCTGACCGCCGTAAATTCAAAAATCCAAAGGATTTGGAAATGTTTATCGTGGAAGGTGATTCTGCTGGTGGTCACTTTAAACAAGCTAGAGAAGGTTATCAAGGTGAATTAAAAATCCGTGGTAAGATAATCAATGCAGCTAAGGCAACACCTGAAGAATTGTTTGGAAAGCCACAGAAGAAAGGTGAAGCTAAGTGTGATGGAAACAGAGAAATTAAGGACCTTGTTGCAGCACTTGGTTGTGGTATTCAAGATGATTACGATGAAAGTAAATTAAGATTTGGTAAGGTAATTTTACTGACCGACGCCGATACTGATGGTGGACATATTTCTAACTTGTGTACTGCATTCTTTGTAAACTATATGCCTGACCTCATTAAAAATGGTCACTTGTATATAATTGACGCTCCTTTGTTTATGGCTACTAGTTCTAAACAAAAGGTCTTCGGTATGACTCGTGGTGAAGTTGATAAACAAATGAAAGCTTTGAAATGTTCCGATTACACTGTAACTCGTCTTAAGGGTTGGGGTGAATGTACATCTGAACAGTTGAGTGAAATTTGTTTAAATCCAAAGACTCGTAAATTGTTACAAGTTAAATGGACTGATGTTACTGAAAAAGCCTGTGAAGATACAATGGGTGAAGGTACTGCATTCCGTAAGGAATTGCTTGGTATTAAGTAATATCTGAAACATTTTTTAAAAAACCAAGGTGTTTAAGCCTTGGTTTTTTATTATATTTAATAATATGGATAGTATAGAATATAAAAGCAAATTATTTGAAAATAATCTCGCAAATGTTATGAGAATAGAACATTTGGAGACTTTCTTTAATAAAACTTATTTTGATAATGATAATAGGCATGAACTTACGCTGTATGTAAAGCCAATGTTGATGTTTGAAGTAGACACAATGGAAAAAATTTACACAGTTGTTTATCAGGTCTATGACCAACGAGATATTATTCATAGTAATTCAGCATTATGGAAATCATATACTTTTTCTAAAAAGTACACGAATGATAATTTTACGGCTGATGAGGATTTTAGTGTGATCTTCAACACATGGCAAGATTTGAAGAATATCACAAATAAGGATTTATTCAATAAAGGACACGAAATCTTTAAAAGAAAAATGCAACTTGATGTAGATTTTTGTAAATAAAAGTTTACCAGAATGCTATTGACTTAACACTGAACTTTTATTATATTGATGTTAAATAAAAAAGTGAGGTGTTTATGGAAAAATTTTTGCCTAGAACTGAAAATGATTTTAAGAGTTTCAATAATACTGTGAGAGCAGGAAAGCGTCAGTACAGTGAAAAAGAAGAACTCGTATTAATTAAACTTGCACAACAAGGAAACATTTTCGCTCGTAACAAAGTTATTGAAAACAATTTACTCTTCGTGGTTAGTGCTTGCCGAGAGTATCGTTCTAAACTTCATGATTTCAGTGATTTTGTAAATGAAGCTGTTATTGGCATGGCAAAGGCAATTAAGAAATATGACTTCAGGAGTAATGTGAAATTTTTGTCTTTTGCTGTTTGGCAAATTCGTTCTTCACTCACTAGAATAGCTTTTGACAATTCACTTGTTACAACTGTAGCAGTGAATAGCCGAATTAATACAATTAAAAAGAAACTTGCCAAAGGTGAAGAAATTGATGAAAATGACAAGAGTTTGATGGCAGCTTACAAAGATGTTACTTCATTGGAAAATCCAATAAGCTCCGACCCAACAAATACACTTACATTAGCTGATACACTTTCTTCTGATTATCGTTTTGAGGACTCCATTGAATACAAAGACCTTTATAACAAGGTAATGAAAGAAGTTGAACAGCTAGAAGGAACGAAAGAACGAATTAATCTTTACAAGGACATTATTGATGAACTTGTTTTGGGTGATAGTACAAACGAAGCTGTCGGTGTTAAACACGGATTGTCCACAGAACGAATTAGAATAATTAGAAAGAATGTTGTACGAAAACTTAGAAATAAAAATATTATGGATAAATTCAAGGAGAATTAATTGGTACTCGCAACTGATATAATTAAAGAACTTTTAGTTTACAGTGCATTTTTTGAAACAGCTTTCTATTCAGTCCCTGGTGGTGGATATGTAAGAGTCTGGAGATACAAGGAAACTGAAAACCCTTTATTTTCACTGAAAACTGTATTCAAGATTGAAAAGAACAAATATGATGAAATGACAGCAACCTTGTATGATTATTCTGCAGTTCTAACTACCAAGATTACTCCTGAGAATTATAAGAATTTTATGAATACTTTTGGAGTTGAGTGGTGGAATATATCCGACAAAAAGTTGACAATGGAAAAAGTTCGTGATATACTTAAACATAATGCTTTAGCTGCTAATGCTGCACCAAAGATAGAACAGCAACTTAGTAGTTTTCAAAAAATAGAAAGTATGTTTTAAAACGAAGTTCAAAATTTCATTATAAATATGAAGCACTTTACAAAAGGTGCTTCTTTTTTCTATATTAGCAATAAAATACAAATAGGTAAAAAATGGCAAAAAATAAGAATACAATTGAAGAATTTTTTGATACAAACGAAAATACAATTAATGCTGAAGATATGCTTCATAAGAATATGAAGGTATATGGTTTAGATGTTTTGGAAGACAGAGCACTAGCGGATTATCGTGATGGATTAAAACCTGCACAGAGACGCTTAATATGGACTGCCAGAGATTTAAAAGCAACTTGGGAAAATAAAACTGTAAAGTCAGCAAGAATTACTGGTGATTGTATGGGTAAATATCACCCACACGGCACAGCTTATGGTTCATTGGAAACTCTTGCAACTTGTGAATATCCTTTGATTTATGGTCAGGGTAACTGGCGGAAGTTTGACTGATGGTGCTGCTGCTGAAAGATATACTGAAGCTAAAATTTCTCAGCTTGGTATGAAGATGCTTGAATGTATGGACGTAGCAGACTATGTTCCAAACTATACAGGCGAATTTAAAGAACCCATTGTTCTAACAACACGTGTTCCTAATTTCTTTATTAATGAATGTGCAGGTATTGCTGTTGGTCTAAGTTGTAATATTCCAGCCCATAACTTGAAAGAAATTGTTGAAGCTATGAAGGTTGTTGTCAAGAAAGGTGAGTCCACAAAGATTAAGGACATTATGAAATATATTAAAGGTCCTGATTATAAGTATGGTGGTAAAATCCTTTCAACTCCAAAGGAAATTGAAGACATTTACAAAAATGGTGAAGGTTCAATTAAGTACGAATGTGACTATACCTTGACAAAAGAAAAGAAGAATGTTCTTTTGACTGTTACAGGTTATTGTCCAGGATTTTCACCTAATGCTTTCATTAATAAGATGATTAGTTTGATTGATGATAAAGTAGTAATCTATGTTAATGACTGTTCTACAAAGTCCGAACCTTGTAAATTGGAAGTTCTAATTAATAGTGAAGAAGATTTTGAAAAGAAAATCCATAAACAATTAATTAAGTCCGAAAATTATCGTTTCTATGCGATTGAAAGAGAAAAGTCAAAAGCGATTGAAAAAGATGTAGATACAAAGATTCTTATTCCAAATATGCTTGACTTGATGAATATGTGGGTAGATTGGAGAAAGGACATTGAAACAAAGATGTGCCAAGTTGAAAAGAAACTCACAGAAGACAAGAAACAAAAGGCTGATTGGAGATTAATTGCTTCTAATAATTTGAAAGTCGTTATAAAAGGACTTGAAGATAAAGACCCAGTTAAATATATCGCTGAAAATATGCCTGGTATCAAAGGAACTAAAACTGCTATTGAAGCCGCTAAGTTCATTTGTGACCAACGTGTAATTTCGCTCCAAAAAATTGACCAAGATAAAATGAAAAAGGATATTAAGGACTATGAACAACATATTAAAGAATTGGATTATGATATAGCCCATATTGATGATGTTGTAATTAGAGAACTTGATAAACTTAAACCATTCTACAAAGATAGAATGTTGAAGGTCTAAATGAATGAATTGAATATACACAGTTGTGAATATTTTTTAAAGGAATTAACCAAATTAAGTATTCACCCTAACTGTGTTAGACATACAGATAACTTTAAATTGAATGAGAAAATGTTGCTTGTTGTTAATTGCGACAGCGACATTTTTCTTCATCCAATGATTAGAAGTCTTTATAAAAATGTAAACCAGAATGAATTTACTTTGTGTATTTTTGATAATTCTTATTCAGCTAAATTTAATGAAGACATTTATTTCAATTATGGTTTCAATAATATCTTATTCTTAGATAACACAAGATGTTATACTGATGATGTTCCTAGAAGATGGATTGTAGATGTTGATGAAGAATTATTACATGAAAATCGTTTTGGGAGTATTATCCATTGTAAAACAGTAGATTTTTGTTTAAGATATTTTAAACAAGAAGGTGTTAAAGATTTGATTCTAGCTGATTCTGATGTTTTGTTTAAACAAAACCCATTTAATATAATTGATAGAGATTATGTTTGTGTTGGCGAATATGAAGAAAAATATCATAGATTAGCACCATATTTTTTGTATTTCAATTTGAATAAATTGAATATAAATTATTTTGATAAAAACAGAATGTTGGGTATTTCTACTAATGATTTAACTTTATATGATACTGGTGCTGCTTTTACTGAAGATTTAATAAAAAATAATTTACCATATAAACAAATAAAATTAGAAGAATATATTGAACATTTTGGTGGTGGAAGTTACATCTTTGGCGCTGAAGATATACAAAACCAGCATAATGTTATTTGTACCAAAGAAACTCAACCTCAAAAATCTTTTGATTTAGTTTATTCGTGGCTTTCAAAAAATTCCAAACTGTATTTAGATTAACATAAATATAGTATGGCAAATTGGACTCAACACAATTACGACCCATCAAAGCATAATTGGCACAAAGGAGTTATTGACGGTGCTCCTAATGAAGGTTATCCAAAAAATTACTTCTTTGCCGATACTTTAAGGGCAGTTATCATTGGATTTGGTAATTTCTTTAATAATTTGTATGTTGTCCGTTATGATGAACACGGAGAACCAATTAAGAAAATTCAGGTTCCTTTGAAATTTGGACCTAGAATGAAATCCCATGATTATAGAGTGGAACAAGAAACAGGAAAGAAATATTATATTCCACTTCCAAATTTAACATATAGAATAGACTCAGTTTCTTTCGCACCAGATAGATATGCTGGTGGTGGTGAAGATAGAGGTTTCTATTCTAATTATTTTGAGAAGAATGGAGTAGATTATCTTTTAGCAAACAAGTTTTGGTCTGATGTTCAACCAGTTCCAGTTGATATTCATATATCAATGGAAGGTAAAGTAGAACATTATTCAGACGCAAATAATATTTTGGAACAAATTATTACAAGATTTGCTCCAGATGCTTTCTTTGATTTGAAGGAATTCTGGTTTATCAATTTACGCCGTTCTATTAAAATGAAGAACGAAGGTTGTAATATTGAAATGCCTACAGAGTTTGGTGAAGAAGATAAAAGAGAAATTACTGTTTCATTTAATTTCACTGTTGAAGCATTTTTCTATAAGCCAATTAAAGATGCTTATATCATTGACCAGATTATTACCCATTGTGGTGTACCAAATGATGAAGAAACTTTTAATCAGTCCTTGATGGGTAATTATGGAAAGGATAATCCATTTACTGACCGATATGATTTGGCGTATCAGTTTGGCACAAAAATTGGAAGAGTTTCTGCTTTGAAAGACGATTATCCAAAATATACGGCTGACAATGGAAACTTCTATGTTGAATATGATTATACAGAATTGGGAGATATAACCAACTATCCTGGTGGTGCAAAACAGATTAAATCAGTTTCGTCAATAGCTGACAGTGCTCAAAATCAATGGAATACCATAGACCAGACTTTATCAGGTCTTGGCACTCTTGGGTCAGTCTGTAAATATAATAGTGGTGATACCAAAACTACTTACTGGTCAGTTACTGGCACAGAGAACGTGTTTTCTGGTGGAACTTTGAATACATCTGCTATATATAATCCACCTGACGAAAAATCGCTAAAGCCTGACCAGATTATGGCACTACAAAACACTATTTGGGAATTTTCGTATAATCCTAGTTATGTTATAAAGCCTGGTGAGATGTATAAAGACAAAATCATTGAGCCTGCCGTTTATGGTGGTTTAATTGTAAAAAAATATAATAACTTATTTGGTTATGGCGACTGGGCAGATGATTTGGGTCATTTTGTTGGAACTAAGGATATTGTTGTAGGTAACGATTATGTATCTGCAGCACCTTATGTAGCTGGCTTTAAAGTGACAAATAATTCATAAAAATTATAAATACTTATGAAATGAAATTTTAGGAGTAAATATGGAAGCAAAAAATAAATTCATAGAAAAGATACTTCCAATCTTTATCAATGCTGGTTTTGGAGTTGAAAAGTTTGATGATACTACATTTGATATTATTGACCGCTCCATTATTGGTAAAGCTAAGATTGGTTCAGTAAAAGTTTTGGAAAATGGAGATTTGTCTGTTAAACTTGGAGGTGAAGCAAAACAGCACGCAAAATTCGTTAAACTAATGAAAGATACAGGATTTAAATCTAAACCTATAAAGAATACTGCTACAGTAGGAAAACAGGTAAAAGACCTTATTAAACAGTACAAAAACGCAAAAAAGACAATTTATAAAGAATCTTATTCTGCATTAACAGATAATATTATGGTAGATGTAACCAGAAATAAATTAGAAGAAGCTATTGATGAATATTTATCTTTGTGCGATGAATACTTATTAGAAGAAACAAGAACCGATTTGTTAACCTATGTAGCAGATAAATTAACTTTGACTGAAGATGAATGTGAAGCCAAATACGGCGATGTATTGGATCTTTGTCTTGATTATGACGAGGACACATTCAATCACACTATGGACCGAATTTTTGAAGAATCTGAAATTAAATCAGATTTCCGTAACTTCATTATGG